GGAAATGATTTCTTTAATACCTTCGGGCATTACACTCTCCGTTCAGGTGCGGCAGTAGCCTTGGCCATAAGTGCCGCGTTCTGCTCAACGATCTTGCCGAGAACATCGGTGAGCTTATCAAGCCCTTCGACCGTCGCAGGCTTAGCTTGTGCTTCTGCAAGCTTAATCTGCATCTGATCGATCATCGACTGGGAGTACGACTGCGTTGCATCAGTCGGCTTGTACTTCCACTTGTTTTCGAAGGTCTTCGACAAAGCCTTGGCTTCATCGTCGAGCGGGATCATATCAGGCGTTGGGTCACCGTAGAAGATATGGTCGTTGGGTTCGCCTTTTCCTTCGTGGCAGACCACAACCTCACCCTCTTCGTTGTCCTTATTTCCCCAACGATTCGTCCAGCACTGAGGATCGGCGGGATCAAGCAGACGGGGAACCTTGAACTTCTGTCGCACCGGTCGTCCCGTCTTCCGATCGTTCTCAACGTATTCCCATTCTTCACCGGGCACGTTGAGATAGTGAGCTACCATAAGCTTCCATCGCATGGCTTGTTACTCCTCGGTCCATGTCATATACCCGTTCAGCAGACCGGAACTGATCGAGACAGTGTTGAAATTGAGACAAAACTGCTGGGCAGCGCCGCGGAGAACCGGAGGCTGCATCAAGGCTTCGGCGTCACCAATAAAGGAGAACTTCAGCGGGACTGAGCTAGTGCCTGCCGAGGTGACCGGCAGAGTCAACGACGACGATGCAAACACTGTGCCCGCAGAGTCTGTGATCGTTGGTACTGCTGTATAGGATACAGGCGTTGCTGATGCCGTGCCATTCGCTGTGTCGCGTTTGGTGATGGCATTGGCAGGGTTTGCAGTCGTGCCCGCAGCAGTGCCACCAGTCGCAACCGATGCTCGACGGACTAGAGCAATCGGAACGGTAACGAGAGTGCCAGCCGTACCCGAGACAACAATCTCACGGACACGGATGGTCTTTGACGCTGACCCTGCGATGCAGATGATGTCCGTCGCAGAGGCAGGGGGCACAAGGCCAACGAACCCGGCAGAGTAAGTCTGTCGGGCAACGTAGTTTGAAGTCTGGCCGACCTGCGGAACGACATTGACCTGCGCGAATGCACAGGCCATGCCAAGCAGGAGGGCCCCGATGGTGGCGATAAGTCTATTCATCGAGGTTCTCCGTTTGTGTTAGTTGGCGACCGTCAGGCCAGCAGGGTAGCCAGAGTACAGGCCGGTGATACCAACCGGCATGTCATCGCGGTTGAGAACGATCGAACAGGAGATGGTGCCCGTCGAATGCGTACCAACAGAGATGAAGTTCAGTTTCAGGAACCGAGGGAGAACCTGACCTGCGACGGGACGCGGAACGCTGATGTTAGCGATCTGCATACCAGAGACAAGATTGGCTTCAACCACAGCCGCACCCGTCCACATTGTCGTGTACGAACCGGGAGCACCTGAGCCGTTATCTGGAGCGCCTTGGAGTTGAAGCTGCAAGCTGGTGCCACCGGTGAAGGCAGCATCAACCAACGCCGACAGATACAGTTCCGGATCACCGACACCGATATCACGGGCACCACCACCATTCGCCGAGGAAGGAATGCCAGAGAGGCCGAGGTCGATAATGTTCGAAGCAGCCTGCGTGCCCGTAGTCGGGGCGTCTTTGATGCTGCTGGAAGTGATGCCACCGGCTGCGCCATTCGACGTACCAGTGAACATGAGGAAGTTATCGAGAATCATGACAGGTCCTTTCGATTACACGATTTGAGCTTCGTTGTTCAGGATGGCATCGCAGGTCTTAATGGAGACACCACGGAACGTCGTGATGACCTTACCATCAAACTCACGCAGTTGAAGCAAGACGTTGGTCTTGTTCATCGCCTGCAGATCGAGGTAGGTACGCAGGATACGGTTGGCGTAGAACACCGTACGACCCATTGCACCCTTGATCGACGGGGCATCCGAAGTCTGAACCGCAGAAGCCGAGGCCGGGGCTGTGGGCAGACGATAGAGAGCACGTACCATCAGATTGATCAGATTCGCAGCGGAACCGCCGGAAAGCTGAGCAACGTCGATGTTACCGATACGAGCGCAATAGCGCCAGTCGCGGAGGACCATACCGATTTCCCATTTGAAGTGATCGCGGTATGCTTGGTAGGTGTTGCCAGCAGAGTCAGCCACAGGCCACTCGCCCATGTCTTTGTGCTGGAGGCCGGTGATCTTGCCCTTGGGGAAGGTACCATGCAGGGTCATATCACCCCAAGTCGTCAGCCACATCGAGGTGTTGGTGGATGACGTACCGCCACCATCAAGAACGTTCGCTGCGGTTTGGGCATTCGCTGCCGTGAGAGTGGAGTAGCGCGGGGCGAGACCGGTGAAACGCTCCGGGTTTGTGTGCTGGTTGCCGTAGAAGATCGTTGCCGCGACCTGCTGCGACATGCCTTCAAGGAACGCCTTCACTTCAGACAGGCGGAACTCGGCGGTATTGCCGTTGAGGTCAGCGATGTCCTTATCGATCACGGAGTAGGTTTCGAGGTTTCCGCAGATGTCGACGATCTGCGCAGTCGTGGACTTTGCATTCGGAACACCGGAGTTCAGCATGCGCCACGTTGCCTGAGGCAGGCCAGTACGGACAGTTGTCTTGTGTCCGGTAGGCAAGTTTCCCTCGACAACGAGCATGTCGTCAAGGATTTCGTTCGTCTGAGAGAGGAGTTCGATGATGGACGCAACTTTGAAATTGTCGTCCGCTCGCTTCGCCCAATCCGCATAGGTCAGGGCAGTAGTGCCAATCGTTGCCATTTTCAGTTCCTGTGTTTAGGTTGCACCATTGCACTCTGACCGATCTGAGCTTCGCTGTTCATCCCACGCCGGGGCTCGGTTAACGAGAGGGTAGGTTCGGGTACATTGCAGAGGCTAGGCTTTGGGGCGCACCCGTTTTGCCTTGGCCGTGTGGTGAAGGTCCACCGGGAGTTACCGGCTTGCCTTCGTTTACAAGCGTAGCCAGCTTGTAAAGGGCTTTGACGAAAGCAGGGTGATCGCCTGCACCTGTCAGATTCATTGCGTCCCGGAATTCTTGACCGAGAGCGGGGGGAAGGTGTTGGTAGATTTTGCCAATCTCGGCCTTGACGACATCGAGCTTGCCACCGATTTCAGGGTCTTTGGCGATGGTATCACGCCAGCCTTCACGCATGGTGTTGACGGCTTCCACACCGCGAGTCATCAACTCCCCGACCTTTTTGTTATAGAAGCCAGTCAGCTTATCGACGCCAGCTTGATCGAGGCCAAGTTCTTTGAAGATGGGTGTAACTTCTCCAATCGCTGCTTCGTCAAGGTGTTGATCTTCGCCTGCGGAGAAAGTATAGGACTCTGGGATGGTTTCTTTGGGCTTATCTCCCGGCTTATCTCCGGGCTTTTCATCGACCTTGGCTTCAACATTGGGCTTCGCCTGATCTATGAGTTCACCGGTTGGCGTCCTCGCCTGCTGGTCGTTCCCCATCGGTTGGGTCGGAGTAGGGGTCATAGGCGTCGGGGGCTGGTTCTCCGGCGTCGTCGGGGGTGTCGTGGCTTGATCGTTGGGCATTAATCTGTTCCCTTAAGGTTGCCTCTTTCATCATCGTAACGAAATAGTCCGGGCAATTTGAGACTATGTCGCCGTAGATTCGGAGCCCGATGTTTCGTTCGCCTTTAGAATAGGCTTCGTGTAGGGCGTCACCGCTGAATGGGTCCGCAAATACTCGGCAGTTGGACAGGAGGTCATGGAACCATAAGCGGCCTTCAGAGGTGGACATTGCGGCCACAACGAAGTTGACCCTTTTCTTTTCCTCTTGCTCGAAGACTTTCTCGGCTCTACGGATTTCTTTGCGGCTTGTTGCATTGTACATTACCCACCTTCTAACATGGCTTCGAGGGCATTCTGGCCACCGCCTACGTCAGCGGAAGCTAGGTTTTTCGCGCCGGCGGACAATTGGTCTGCGATCTGAGCCTGTTGTGCTGCCTGCTCTTGTTGAGCTCGTTGCTGACGGATTTGCATCAGCATCTCAGGACTTCTTATCATCTTAGGATCATTGTTTAGCAGATGGGAGTATTTGTCAAGAGAATAGTCCACATCGATGTTGTCCATGGCATCAGGTTTGACGCCGACGATATTTCCAGCGAGGGAGAGCACACGTTCGATGGATGCAGCTTGGGTTGCCGCTTGGGCTTGCTGGAGCATGGAGATGAAGGAGATGTTCATCATCTGCCCTTGGATTTCAGGCGGTGGCGGCGGGATGATACCCGCACGGTTGGCTACGTCGAAGGTTCGGTCGATGACGAGCTTGAGGACTTCGTGGTCGATGCGTTCGAGGGCGGGCCCGAGCATGATGAGGGATTCGGACTTGCGAAGGTCCCATTCGACCGCGGTGACGTTGGACCGGGTTTCGTACTGCGAAGCAACCTTGAGAACGTCGTTGAAAAATATCTGCGACATGCGCAGTTTGACTTCGTTCAGGTCTTCGGTGATTTCAGCAACTGGGAACCGGGTGTCGTAGACGGAAGAGAGTCCGGCCTTGCCATTGGCAGCGTAACCAGAGATATAGGTCATGCCGCCCGGGGTCAAGTTGGCGGGCTGGTTTTTGAGTTGCATATCAGCAACAAGCGGCGGGTTCACCATCTTATCAATGGCTTGTGCCTTACGCCGGGTTTCGAGTTGGAGTTGTTTCTGGTCGGGGAGCGCATCCATCGCGGGGGAGCGCCCATAGGGATCGTTGGAGACTACATCCCAACGTCCGGTGATGTTTGGGCGGGAGTAGTAGCCTTTGCGCCGGAGGAAGGCGGTGCCAGAGGATGAACCACCCTGCGGCGACGCCGAGCCACCCCATTCCCAATAGGCTTCGCGGTATTCGAACTTCGGCGAGAAACCGAACTCACGTGCACGGCCATCGTTGTTGGGTTCGATGGAATGAGCAATCACGATTTCCTGAGATAAACCCGAACCGTTGGATTGGGTGTAGAGTCGTTGGATTGTCTCGGAACAATTCTCGAGACCGAACTCACTAACACAGGCTTGGACAGTGTAAGTAAATTCCCGGTAAAAGATGCACGGACGGTACTGACCGTCGATATCGATATAGTATTCCCCGAGGCAGGGATTGACGCAGGTGATGACATTTTCGAAATCCTCGTAGATAAGCATCGAGGCTGTGCCGAAGATCACAAGGTCGTGGTAGAATACGGCGATGGAGTTGTAGAAGTTGGATTCAGCGAAGATGAGGTAGAGCAGGCGTTCGCACTCGGCCAGCCACAGGGAGATTGGCGAGGTCATGGTCGAGTCAATGCGACCGATCTTGAGCCGGAACCACGGCATGGTAGGGGAGGACTTGCCGGAGACTAGGCCGGAGGCTAGGTTGCGCGCGAAGATGCAGGCGGAAGAATCGAGAATGTGTTGGTTGATCGGTGAGCCCCTCATCATTTGGTTTGGGGTGATCAGCCATTTATATCGGCGAGGAAGGAAGTAGTCACCGAGTTCGCGCCAATGGGTCCACCAAGAGTAGCGATTGGTGCGGAGGCCCATGAGCCGGGCCTCGGAGTACCGGCGGAAGTTGAGGTCGGTGGCTGTTGGTTCGGTCATGACGTTGGTGCCGATTTACGAGGTTTCACTGGTTGGAATGGTTGGTCTCTGTCACCTTCCATATACATCATATAGGCATCTTCATCTAAATCTTCAGCGGAGCCTTTTGGTATCTTAATTATATCACCTTGATTTAACTTATTCCTATATTTATCATACATCGTAAATAGTAAATCATAAGTAGAACCATGTTTTCTTTCGGGTCTATATGTTTCTATTTCCTTGCGATTCTCTCTGTTTATCATGACTGGCCCTGTATAATTACCACGCAAACGACCTTCATCCTGATGGTCCCAGCCACTATCATAAACACGATCTTTAGTTATTGATTCTTGATGTTGAGCCTGCTGTATCTGCGCCTCTGGCTCAATCAATCGCCCCTCCGAATGCATCTGTGCAGCCGCCATCAGCGTCCATTGATCATCAGGCGGAGGTCCGGGTAGTTGGAATCCCTGCTGCGGAGCGGCTTGTACGAAGGGAACGACTGGCATGATGGTGTCCTATTTTGGCAGGTCTTCGATCATGAATCGAATCATTGCTTGTGCTTGGGTAAATGTTAGCAAGTTCGTACCTACTGGTGAGAAGATGTATTCATATGTTGTACCGGCACGAACTGTTTTGTGAAATTCAATGCCACCATCAGGACTGAAGTCATCAGGAAGTTTCCAGCGTAAGAAACGTTCTGTCATGTGTTTAATTTGTTCTTCGGTCATGTTACTGCCCCAAGAGTGTTGCTTGACCGCGAGTCTGTTGCTGTGGCGCGGCAGCAGCGGATACGAAGGATTGGGCATTCTTAGGCTTGTTAGAATTCGGTGTGCCAGTAGGCGAGGCTTCTGGTGCAGCCATCGGCGGAGGTGCTTCGGGCTTGTCCTTGCCACCACCGAATAGGCTCATCAACGTACCACCGGCCATACCAATCAGTGCAGAAAACGGATCAGACATTTGCGTTCATCCTTTCGGGGGCGTATGGATTCCATTCGGTTTTTACGTCACTGTCAGTGTCGGGATAGTCACCGCCAGCGTGTTTGTTCGGTGCGATCGGGTGGGCGAAGGTTAGGATCAAGGCGTCAAGATCGTCGAGGACAACAGGTGTACCAGAATCATCTTTTATGTCCTCTTTACGTTCGAGGATGATTTCGTCCTTGTTGTTGAAGGTGTACTTGATCATTAACATCTGGCGGCGGAGTTCAGGGTCGTTGGGAAGGCACCCACCCGGAAGCCAAGTCCGAAGTGCACCGTACATAGCCGCGCGGTTGTTGGCGTATTTTTCGCCTGTGTTGCCGAAGGTAGAGTTATAGACGACGTCCTTGCCTTGGAACTGGACTTCGTAGCAGAACAGGCGTTTGGCTCGGACATTGTCGATAACACCACCACCAACACCACCACCGTCGATGATTATGCCATCGGCTCGGTAGGTGGCCTGGGAATGGTATACCCGATCGGCTAGTTCAACCGTAGACAGACCACTAAATCGCTCCCGTTGAATCGTTCTAGCATCGCGACCTTTGCGCGGAAAAATGACGGAGAAGTTCGAACCATATCTCGCAACGTCGACCCCAAGAACAAGCGGATCGGATCGCTGTGTGACAGTCTCTCGCGACATAGCCTCATCGATCTGTGTCGCAGAGAAGAACTCCATAAGGCCATGTCTTGGAAACTGACCAAGAACACGGATCCGGACGAAATCGGAATCTTCGCCATAGGCCTTGATCCAATCGTTGAGTCGTTTCTTATTAGTAATGCGAACGCTTCGAGAGTCAATCTGTTTGTGTTGCCATTGATCGGAGAACTTGCCACCTGCAAAGCACTCCCGGAACCGGCCTGTGTTTTTGGTCGGATTGCCAAAGGCGAGCCAGATTATCTGTGTGTCCGAGTCGGTGAGAGCACCTTCAGCTGTCTCCCAGATTACGTCTGGGATTTCGGAGCCTTCGTCAAACACTAGGAGAATGCGTTTGCCTTGGTTGTGAAGTCCAGCGAACGCCGCCGGGTTCTTCTCAGACCAAGGGATCATGTCTATTCGCCAAGTCCGTTCCCTTTCGGCGTCTTTGGAGAACAAGCCTGTGGCTGTGAGAGTGAAGTGGTCTCTGGCGAAGAAGCAGAGGTTGAACCATTTACCGAGTTCGGCCCAAGTTTTCGTCTTAAGCTGTGTTTCGGTATTAGCAGTGATAACGCCTCGCGTATCTGGGAAGGTGCAGAATGCCCACATGATAAGATGTGCAACAGTCGCTGATTTACCGATTCCGTGCCCTGAGGCGATGGCGATTTGGACTGCTTCATTTAGGTTGAGGATTCCATCGCGAACCATGTTCATTAGTTCAACGGCCCAATCGTCGGGACCATCGAATTTCTCAAGGACTGTACCGGCGACTCCCCATGGGTATGCTCCCATGGTGAACGCTAGGGGATCACCACGGACTTCGGCTAGCCATTCGAAGAGCTTGTCGTCCATTAGATGGCCTTCGAAACGAGTACAGCAAGAGTGGCAGAGCCTAGATCGAGTGGGGCACCGGTTTCATTTTGGAATCTGGCTGTGACTGTATTGGCTGCGGATACATATCCGGTCACAATCATGCCTTGGAGATCGATGCTAAATGATACTGAAGACACATAATCTCCAAGGGCAGCACCAGTGACAGTGACTGTGGTAGATGTCGCAGCACCGTCTGCGACACTTGGTGGGTCGTAGGTTATGCTTCCGGCTAAGACCCGACCATAGTCAGAGGTTACATTCTGTGATCCATTGTTAACATAGCTTTGGATTTGGCTTGTGCCAGACAACAGCCTTGGAATTGGTTGAAGCAGATTGCCTGAATTTGTAAGATTGACATCCCTTGTGGCAGTGGCTGATCTTATGTTTAAGATATCGCCATGAACGAGACCATTGACTGTGTCAAGATCATCGCTTGCAGCCCCTCCTTCTGTGTCAACGATCAGAAGCGGAACATTGCGGAAGTTTTTAGTAACTGCTCCACTGGAGATGATCTTTGATTCGTAGTCTAGAGAATTGGTGAAGTTACCGACGCAAGTTTCGGGCAATGAGAATTTCGTCACCGTCCCGCCGGAAGTGGACACTCCGGAGATGTTGTTGTATGTGTTTACAGTTGCCGCGGCAGTCCCTGAACCAACAAGAGAAAAGCTTCCGGTTTTCCTGCCGAAGACTCTGTTGAAGCTTCCGTAGGAGACGTTGTAATGATAGACGACATAATACCCGCAGTCGATACCGATAGCGGATTCAACTATTGGGGCCAATATTTCCCCTGTCCCTGAAGTGTTCAAATAGACAGGATAGTAAAATAATCCTTCACAATAAACTGCACCGATATAAGGTGCTATGAACTTGTGGCCGGTTGGTGATGTAAATCTTACACCAAACTGACCGCCATTTTTTGAGTTGAGATGAAATACGCTGATATTTGTGGAAGTTGGGGTCGGTGTTGCTATGTCTGTTGTCGGGGAGAAATCTACCACATCCTGCAAGATCATGTCTGCAATATCAACAGACACTTGTATGTCCACAACCCTTCCTGATGCTTTGAATGCCGTTTTCGATCCATAAGCACGTATGCCTGTGCAGACAAGCGAGCCGTTGCGGCAAGCGATACCGTCGCCACCACGAATTTCTGGGTCAAATATACGACCATTGAAATTCATCCCGTGTGTGTCTATGTTGTTGGACCATTGATTGAAAGCTTTTGGTCGTATGAGAGTCCAGTCGTAAAGCAAACCGGGAAGGGCTCCCGAAGAAAATTCATCAAATCCGTGGCGACCATTGTTTGCTATACAATCAACATAGACCATACCGCGAGTGGCATTACCATACGCCCAGCCGTATTGGATTTCGATTATACCAATATCCTTACCACCTGCTGCAGCTTCTGTTTGGGTACTCGTGCAGTTTTCGAAATATGGGTAGTAGTTGCTGCGATTCCAATGTGAGATGTAATCACAAGCTTCGAATTCGCAGTTAATCATTTTGGGCCGGTATAGTAGATGCATAAGCATACCCATATCGGATTCGCCGAAGGCCACCCGAGAAGGCTTTGGGCCTTTGCCGATGAATTTAATGTTTTCCCAAGTGCAGGTATTTTTGGTGACTTTGGTGACCTTGGCTGAGAATGTTGTTTTGTATGTGAATGCTACTGGCTCGGTCAGCATCATATTTGTGCTGTCGATTATTTGCGCAACGGTGTTGAGTTCAGCATAGTCGATAGACTGTGTGCCGGTGAAGGATTCGTATTGTTCGGTGGACTGGATTTGCACAAGATCGCCAACGGCGTAATCTGCAGATGATGCGACTTGGAGGACTTGGTTGTTTTTGTAAACGTAGGGAAAGATTGTTAGGGTAGCTGCGGGAGTTCCGGAGTAGGCTGTGTAGGAGAATGTGTCCGGGTCTGTGACGGTGACTTGAACTGGTTTGTCGAGAGCGGAGCCCTCGTCGCTGTCATATTCGGTGCAGTAGGCAACTTGACCAGCAACTCCGCTTGAACCATAACGAATGAAAACCCAATCACCAGTTGTGAGTTGGTGTGGGGCATAGGTGTTGACAGTACAGACTTGTCCAACTGCGGAGCCCGATTGAATTTGAACTGAAGATGTCGCAGCTGTGATTGTGCTGGTTAAAGCTTCTTCTGACGCAGCGACTAAAGCTGAGGTTACTTGTAGAAGACCCTCAGGATGCCAAGCTGCGTTGCCCGAGAAGTTTATCGTTGATAGAACACCGTTATCGGACTTAACCGCGAAGTTGATTGGGAATGATGTAATAGCTCCGGTCGTGAATGCGTATTCTTTGCCGCCGCTGAGGAGTAGACATTCGTTGTTGCCAAGGTCAGCAAAGGCTGCTGCTATGTTGGCATAGTCATCGGCATGGATTGTTCGTGCGAATGCACTGTAGGCAGATTGAAGTCCGAGTTGTCCACGGAGTTCAGCGAAGGTTGAGAGTGCCGCTGTGGTGGGGGTAGTGAAGTAGGGAACTTGATCGGCTGTCGGCGTTAAGACCGCAAGCGCCGCCAGAACCGGACTTTGGGAATATGATGTTTGAAATTTATACCATTTGTCGAGGCCGTAGACAATCCAATCGCCTTCGAGCCAACCGGTGACACCGTCGATCACAGTGTTGCCGGGTGTGGCTACGATGAAGGCCGAGCCGGTTTGCCCAATCCCCGATTTGATCGGAGGAATGTTGGTTGAGGCATTCCAGTATTGGGCAGTGGTGACTGATGAGAATGCCATTTAGAGGGCCCTCAAGGCGGTGACTGTAGCTTGTGCGCGGGTGTTGAGTGCAGCTTGAAGCGCATCAGGGATTGCGCCGTAGATACCAAAGCACAATTGCTTGGTTGTTGCGGACGCTGATTGTGTTTGAAGATAACGCAGGCTTACGTTCGGGAAGCCTGTAGACGCATCGGTTATGTCCGACCCAACGACGCCATTTTTATAGCCTCTGGATAAAGCTGCGGCTGTTCGGTTGAGGGCAAAGAATCCTACGCCGTCTGTGACGCCAGTTAGCATATTAGCGTTTGTTATAATGTTTGGGCGGCCGAGGAATATGTCGGATGAATTTCGAGTGACCATATACAAATCGGCTGCGGCTGCATTGGCACCGAACTCAACATTGTTCCCAGTACCCGCTGTTGCTGAGTATAGACCTATTGTCGCTGTGTCTTGTGTCATCACGCCACCGGCGCTGGACGGGATGAAACCAGTATCGATGTATGCATCCTGCGATGCGGCAAGCGAGCCCGAGCCGGTTACGCCTCTGTAGGTCAGGAATGTCGATGTGAAGCCGGGTGCGAGAGTTGCTACACGCGCCGGATTTTTGAAATCAACAAGTCCCTGTGCGAGCGTTTCGAGACAGAGGCAATTTCCGCCGTCGGTGAGGGGCCAAAT